TCGACAAATAAGCACCCTGCCCACGGCGATAGACAGCAGCCAGCTGCCCATACGTGAACCGAGACTTATCGGCCTTTTTTTTGAGCGCGGCCTTTGTTGCCTCGCTTAGTGGTTTTCTTTTTGGTGCCACCTTGTTTGGCCCTCGATGCGGAAACGGCTTTGATATCGATGAACTCGCCGCGCTTGTAAGCCTCAGCGGTTCGCTTGATCTCACGGGCTTTGGCAGCGCGATTCCTTGCACCTGACAGGTACTTCTTAGGCAGGCCAGTGGCCTTGTCCTTTGGAACGCGCCGCCTACGTGCCATTACTTTTTCTTGCCGCCCTTCTTCTTCTTTTTCTTGGGCTTACCCATTCCGTAATGTCCTGGCATCACTCAGCCTCCGAAGGTGCTTCCTTTTTAGCGGACTTTTTCTTGGCCGTCGCTTTCGGCTTCGCCGTAGCGCCTGACGCCTTGAATTGATACTTAGCTGGAAGAGCCATTGGGGTAACGGCGGTTTAACTGTTCCAAAGTTAGCTCTGTCCCGTCCCTAGCCACAAACTTACGAATCGCCTCATCCGGTCCGAACCGATTCACAAGACGATCCCAGAACTTCAAACGGCCTGGCCCGAGAACATCCATCTTCGTAGCCTCATCTTGTTCATTCAGCCATTCGCCGTAGTCCTGGCGGATGTCACTTTCGCGCCCGGTCTCACCGCGCCAAATGCTCCGCGTCCGTGATCGACAGTTGAAGTGCTGCGGCGGCAGTGGCCCTTTGCCCCACTCGTAAATCTTGCCGTCAAGTGATCGACAACGGGCAGACGTGCGTGAATCCAACACCGCCGTGTAGCGATAGCGGTTGGTGATCAATGGATTGGCCAGCGCCACAAATCGATCAACCTCCACCGCCATTTGCGTCACCGTGGTGCGAACAATCGCCCGCATCTGATTGTTGGCCCCGGATGTCATTTGCCCGCCGGCCTGGATGATGCGATCAATCGAGCCGCGCTGCCCTTTCCGCAAACGACCGCGCAACCGCTGCGAGATTTGCCGGATCGTCTCACCACTCAACAACCCGTTTCGCACCGTCAGCCCAAACAGCTCCGCCTGCCGTGTTGCAATCCGTCGGAACGCTTTATCCACCACTTCGCCATTGGGCAACCGCACCGCACCGCCGGCCGCTAGCTGACCCACTTGTCGCCCAGCCACACGTTCCTCCAGGTTGTCGCTTAGTGCCACAACACCCCGAGCCGTCGGGTCAGACAACACAACAGCAGCAGCAAAGCCCGCCAAGATCGGCACACGACGCACCGGCTCATCCTCACCCTCAGGAACAACCCGGCCTAGCTCCTGCTCACTAAAGCGAGCCTGAACCACAGCCAACTCCTGCATCTCGTCAATCATCAGCGCGGTGCTAAATGCACCCCACGCCTGCAACTCAATCTTCAATTCTTGGAGAATCGCCTGGAGCTTTTCAGCCTGATCAGCTCCCGACAAGCCATCAGCAACAGACAGCTCATCAATAGCGTCCAGCACCCGATCGTTATATGACTCAATGATCCGGCGGGCAACGTTGTTGCTGTAACGATTGAGCTCAATCGCATTACGGAACAGCTCGGCTAGTTCATTCATGCCGGTTTCAACCCCAACTCGTCAGGGGTCTCGACACAAATCAACGAAACATCAGCGCCAGCCTGCAACGCACATTTGATGATGTCGCGCATCTCTGCCCGCATTGCTTCGTCGTACGAATGAATACAAGTTTCGGTCACTGCAACCACTTGTGTTTTCTCGTACCACGTTGTACGCACAACAGCGTAATTTTCGTTGATCAGGTCGCCCGTTGAGAAAAACAGGAGCTGTTTGTGCTCATCGTCCGACCGCTTCCTGCGTAGCTTGTCGATCCAGCTCATCAGTCGGGCATAGCGTCTTGATCTTCCGGCTCAGCTGACTCCTGGGGCATGGTTTCCCGCGCCTCAGGTTCTGGCTGGTCCATCTCAATCATGCCGCCGTTCTGCGTGCCCTCCAACTCCTCCTCCACGTCGAAGTCGTCGCCCAGCACCTCGCCGGCCTCCAGCTGCTCCAACAGCGTGGACTGCGTGATGGTGCCCGCCGTGTAGAGCTGCAGCAGCGCTTGAATCTCATCGGGCTCCAAGCGTGCCGCCATGAAGTCACGATTGACAAAGGAGCTGCCGGCCTCAGGAATCTGCAGATAATCAGCGTGATACTGCAGGCAGTTATCAATTAGGTCCTGCATCTGCTGAGCCACCACCTGCATCGTGGAGTCGCCCTGGCTGCGGTCGATCCGCTTGGATGCCGCCGTTTCGGCTGACAGCTTCTGGCCCAAAATCGCGGCCAGTCCCAGCTCGTTAATTTGGCTGGCGATTTGATCCAGCCGACGGAACTGAGCATCGAAGCTCCGGCCTTGGGGCTCGATGTACTCGGCCTTCGCGTCTTGCGGGAGGGCCATTGCTTCGCCGGGGCCTGCGCTGATCTCCTCGGCTGACTGGGGGAAGCCATACACCGCGAGCATGGGGACAGCGGAAATATGCAGCTGATTGTCGAGATCAGATTGCACCTGGTACGCCTTCAGGTTCAACTCGGCAATGTCAGCCAGCGGCGGGCGTGATTCGAGGATGCCCGTCCGGTTCGCATAGGCCACAGCAAACGGGATGACATCGAGGCTGGTTGTGCCCTCCTCCACTACGCGGTAGTCGCCCTTCTTGTCCTTCTGATGGATCTCGAACGCGCCAGGGGTCAACACGCGCACCTGCTCCACCAGCTTCTCGCCATAGTCGCCCTCAGGCTGCACAACCTTCTCAAACAGTCGCAGCTGGGTCAGCTTCTGCTGCCCGTCGATGATTTCGGACCGCCACCCGAGCACATCCGGCGGCGAATAAATCGACCAATAGGGTCGGCCGTTCTCACCCGCAGCCGGTGCATCCACCAGCACGCCAACGTGACCGTACCGGATCATTTTGCGGGCGGCTTCATACAGAAACACGTCCAGATTGTTCCCCAGCAGGTCAACATCAAACAGCTGTTCGGTGACCGTATCGCTCACGTCTTGCAGCCGGATTGGCTTGCGCGTCAACATGCCGGCCAGCAAGCGTTCGAGCCTGCTGAAATAGGGGGGCAATGTTGAACGCATGAGGCGAGCGTCATAGCTCTCGTCCAGTTCTCGGGGTTCTTGCGGTAGGTACTTGCGATGTTTTTTCCTGATGCCGAAAGTGCCCAGGTTGATCGCTTCCAGCAACTCCCAGTGGGGTTGCATATTTACATAGGCGTTATTCGGATCACTAACAATCGCAACGCTTGATGCACGCTGGCGACCACCTGCAAACGATGAATACACGGCCCGCCCTACTTAATAGCCACAGCTTAGTAAAGCCTGATTCCTGTGCCTCGACCAGCGCGAGCATGAAGTATCGAGAACTCGCGGAACACTAAATAGCCCAGCGCGTCGTTCATGTGGTCGTAGCCCGCGTCCTTGTCCGGCTCGCCTTGCTCCGTGTAGCTCTGCAGCTCCAGGCACTCGATCGTCCGTTTGCAGTGCGCCGCTACCTGCAGCCGGACCTCGCCCTTCCCGTTCTCCAGCAAAGCCTGAACAGAAGCCACCCGATCACGGACGGGAGGATTCGATTTCGGCGACTGATTGCTGAACCCATAGGACTCAAGGATCGCGACATCGGTGCGGCTGGAATTCGTAGATCGTGCCGCTCCTGATGCGTCCGGGTAGGCCAGGATGCGACGGTCGGGAAATCGTCTGCGTATTTCTTGTGCCAGGGCGTCGGTGTCATGGGCGCCGCTGATCTCATCAATCAGCAGTAAAGAGTTGCCCAGACGCACGCCAATTACGGCGCTCATATTCCCGATGTTGAAGTCAATGCCGGCGCGGATGGGTTCGTCGCTTACATCTGGAAGATCTCGACAGATGTGCTTGTTGCGGTCGAACCGGTCGTAGACCTGGCCGGTGGTTAGGTTCGTGAACTCGCCTTGAAGGTACGCGGCGAGGAGGCTGGGGTCATAGGACGCCTCAAGCCTCGATATGAAGTCTGGGGGGAGGTGCGGGTTGTCCTCGCTCCGCATCTTAATGAGCCTGCGGTCCTTGCGCTCCTTTGCCTCCTCGGTGCCGAATGTGTTCCACATCCAGCGGAAGCCCTCGGGGGTGGATGCTGCGGCGAATTGTCGGACGTTGCCGGCCCGAAGGCGGCCGAGGATTTTGGGAAAGGCTCGATCAGCCACAGAGGGTGGGACAGTATCAACTTCGTCCACTAACACCCAGGCGAGATTCAAGCCGATGATCCGTGTCCAGCTTTCGAGGGAACGGCAAAGCACCTTCGTGTCACCCCCGGGCAGGTGCAAAATCACTTCAGGCAGTGGACTCGCCCGGAAGGTGTAGGGCACCTCATACCGCTGCAGGAACGCCTCAAAGTCATTGAGCCAGATGTCCCGAACCAGCGGCCCGGTCGGTTCCATCACGCAGCCGGTGAAGCCCTGATTAGCGCAGGCAAGGAAGACAGCCTTAGCGGCTTGAGCATGCGTCTTCCCGCTGCCGTAGCCGGCACACAGCCCGAGGATGTCGGTCGTCTGGTCATCGACGAAGGCCCGCTGTCCTGGGTGCAGGTCATCGCGGATGCGCTGCAGCAGGTCGCTCGTTTCCTCCTGCGTCGGTGGCTCGGCAAAGGCGAGGAGCGGCTCCGATTCGGTCAGGCCCGCGAGGACGGAAACCATCAGATGTCGAACCGCAGCAACTTAGCTTGAGTCTCAAGTGCTTTGATCGCGACAGCGACCTGGCGGTCATCGTTGCCGGCCCGCTTTTCGTATTCCGCAAGACGACGCACTGCAGCGGCCAACCATTGCGGACGCTCGACGGCCGAATCCTCTTCTATCAACTTGCGGGCGCGTGCGATGTATTCATCCGTCTGGCGACTCGATAAATCCCACTCAGTCGCGGCGTATTGAAGGATGTCAAAACGTGACCACGACTTAATCAACAACTGGTAAACGATGTTTACCCGGTCGTGAATCTCTTTATTAGTGGACTTCTTGTTGGCCATGCCCGAATGTTACAGGCGACGGCTAGAGGTTAGCCAGCCTGATTCCGTGGGGCGTGCATCTTGCGCCAGTAGCCAATCAACTGATTCACCTTGACGTCGACCAAATGATGTGACGAAACAACGCCGACAAATTCACCCACGGTCACACGAACGCAGCCGTCCTGAAGAGTGCAGAGGCGCGGGTTGGGTGGCTGTAGCTCGTCGGTAGGCATCACGGAGTCGGCGCTCATAGTCCTGGAAGGCGCGGAGGTTGTTTAGATGATCCTGTGTTTTGAGGTGTTGGTCCATCGGTTGGTGGGTTGAATTTGAACGCCGGGGGATCGATACGGCACCTCTACCGCCCCTGCTTTTCCCGCGCAGCTCAGGCGGGTGTTGTATGGCTCTCAGCCCGAGGATGGGGATTCTCGGGCGTCAGGCTCCCCGGCGTGGTGGTTATGTGGAGGGCGTGGGGTCAGTGGTGAGGGTGAGGCCGTCTTGCACGGCTTCGCGTTCGAGGGCGTGGTACTGGTCGATGGTTTGAATCCATTCGTCCCAGACGAGTTCACCGGGGCGGTTTAGGAGGCGGTCGAGGAAGGAGCGGCGGCGTGCCTCGCAGAGGTAGGAGCGGGGCTCGGGTGGGGTTTCGTCAGGCCAAAAGGCGGGCTGCTGTTCGTAGAGGTTGAGGGTGTAGGTGTGAAAGTCCATGGGGTGAGGTGCGGAGGATCGGGAGAAAAAAGCCCGCAGGCTCAGCGGCACATGCGGGCGATAGCGGGGGCGCGGTCTTCGCATTCGAGGAAGACGTGCTGAGCGGCAACGTCAACGGTGAAGAAGGCAAGGGCGAGGCCGAAGAAGAAGGCGGCGGCTTTGAGGTCGGAGCGGGTGGAGGTGTTCATGATTTGAGGAGGTGGGGGCGTCGTCCGCCCGTTGAATGAATTATGGCATACCAAGGGCAAGGGCGCAAGCCCTCACGCCTCGTGTGCGGTGAAGGTTTCCTGCTGCCAGGTTTTGACGCCGAAGGTGCGCTTCCCTTTCCATTCTTTGTTGAGGGACGCGGCGGCGGCTTCTGCGGCTTGGCGGTTCACGTAGCGCTTGCCAAGGGTGACGCCGTTGCTGGTCACGGAGTGGAAGGTGGATTGGGTGGTGAAGGTGATCATTTGAGGCGAGGTGTTGTGGGGTCGTCCCCCGTTGAATAAATTATGGCATGCCATGGGCAGAAGCACAACCCCTGGCCAAAAAAAAGAGCCCCGGAGGGCTCAGAAGACTTCGCGGATTTCGTCTTCGTCCATGTACCGGAGGGTTTCCCAGTAGCTGCCGAAGAGGTGGGCCAGCTTGGCGTTGTTGGCTTCGATGAGCTTGCCGGTCTCGTAGGTGACCTGATCGGGCTCAGACTCCAGGTAGGAGGCGTCGGAGACCAGGGAACAGATCACGTCGGGGACTTCGGGCTCGGCTCCGTTGTGGCCCCGTCCCATGAAGTAGGGGAAGGATTCGGAACCGTGCTCAGTGATCAGGGTGACGGTCCAGGGGTCCATGCCTTGCATGGCCTGGGGGATGTCGGAATCGACGCCGTAGGAGATCTCGACGTCGGAGAGGTAAGCAGCGGTAGAAAGCATTGCTTTGAGGTGATGAGGTGGTCGGCTCTCGCCGTGGGTTCGGGAGTGGCGGACATTGGCCGCCGTTGCCTCCCGATGAATTAAATATAACCCGATGGCATACCAACGGTCAAGATCGTGGACAGTATGCCAACCGGTCACGCCTCGTCGATGATTGACCCGATGGTGCAGACGCTGGAAGCTGCAGCAGCGGCGGTGAAGCCCATAAACAGGGCGGCGGCGTTTCCGTCGCCTTTCTTAGCCAGATCAACGGAGGTCATCGCGCCGACGACAGCGGCGGCAGCGATGGAGAGAAAGACTAGGGATTTCATGAGTTGAGGTGGTGGGGTGGTGGCCCCGTCTCCGGGGCCGTTGGTGATCAAGCCTCGCGGCGGTCGAGTTCCTCAGAAATGAGGTTCATGCAGGCGATGGCTTTGTCGATGGTCTCCTGCTTGTGAGCAGTGCGACGGGTGCGGTCGAAGTCTTCGAAGTTGTCGAGCAACACCTCAACAGAGAGGCGTTGGATGTTGCCGGTAGTCCAGAAGTTCATTGGCCGAGGTGTTGAGGGTCATCCCCTTGACTCCTTAAAGATATGGCATGGCATGCCATCGTGTCAATCAGGTATGCCACCTCTTTGACTGTCTGCCACCAGTGAGCACAAGACAGTGCAGACAATCGGCTCCAGGGCGTGCCGGGGCAGCCCGACATGCTGACGGGTGACGGCCTCAACGGCTCGGTCGATGGCGCCCTTATCAGTCCGAAACTTCGGGGTTTCAGGCGTCCGCATTAGGACCCGCTCGCGGATCAGTTCCTGGCGGCTCATGCCATGGGCGGCGGCCTCGATATCTAAGCGCTTGCGCTCTTCGGGGGTGGCGTTGAACTCGATTCGTGAAAGCTTGGTCATCAGAAGCGAAGGGTCGGGGGTTCGGTGAAATCGCGGGGGGAGGGTTTGGCCTCGGGTCGTTCCGGCGGGCCAAGCTCACGCAGCATGTTGCGGTGTGGCTTCATGCCTTCGGACAAAGCGGCGCGGGTTTGGGGGTCAGGGTGACGGATGGCCTCGCGCCTGAGGAGTTCAAGGCCGGGGCTTGGTCGGTCCAAATGATCCACCGTCCA